AAGAAGGTCGCCTACCAAATCAATACGCCCGACGCCGTTCATCATCATTGCGCACGATTCATCCAGTAAATCCATGTCGACGGATTTTATCAACTGATCTTCCATCAACCAAAAAAACCACTGATCAGGTTGCGCCTCTACCCATTTACGAATATCTGTAGACCATTCAGAAACATGCCCTTGCACACCCATTGAAACGAATGTAAAGTTTTCCGGCATCGGTTCTAACGGCTCCGAATACCCCAATACTGTTACTTCCATTTCAGGCAACACTTTGTTGAATAGGTGCGTGAATATTGGGAGTAGGTGTCTATAGCCGTCACTCGTGGTACAGATTGTTTTCATATAAATACTTTGTCGTTTTCCTGACCGAGATAAGGGCCCGTTTTAAATTCATATACTTTAGATGGCTCCAAAAATATGTAATTGTGTGCACCTTGCAATGTAACACTAACGTCACCTGGATTTAAAATAACCTCGTGCAAAATAGTGTCGTCAATATCGTAAAATGTAACTTTCACTTTGCCGGAAATAACAACCCAGCTTTCCTGTGGCCGGTACATAATCCCATACCTGTAACGATCAATATGTTTGTGTGGTTTAAATGTTTTGCCAGCATCCATTTTTATAGCGGCACACTGTATAAACTGATCAGGATGGATAATATCTATTCTTTCACCCATAAATTCATCATGGTTGTAAACAATGTGCAACAACTTACCCTGCTCAATCTTGCTATAAATTTTCATATTTTCCATTTACTATTTTCGTCAATCTTATCCAATCCCCGTTCAGGTCCGCGTGTGATCATACCCGCAAATTCATCAAATATACTCCCAATGTCGAACGCTACCCCGCCGCGATCACGCCACCAATTACAGTATATTTTACCAATCACTCCGGCACCAACTAAAAGTAAATCACCCGGCCGGCATACAACATCCATCCACCTGGCGGCTTTATTAAATTGCGTTGGGTAATGCACATCGCCATCGTACCCGCTGGTAAATTTTGCTTCAGGTGCTATATGATACCCGTTCACAACTTCAATACTCCACTTTGATTGCATGCGTTCCTGAAGGTTACGGCATGAGATATAATTCAGCCGCGATATGCCCGTTAGCGCCGTGTTGAAATAACCTTCATTAAGGAAATCATAATGCACATCTATTGAGCAATAATTAGCAGGATGCAAAGGCGCATTTTCATCAAGCGCGCTCTTTACGTTCTGCCATGACGATGAAAGTTCTGAAAGGTTTTTGTGCATCGGGATGCCGATAATGTCAGCATGCGTGTACGCGCTGATCAGGTTCGCTCTTATTTCATCCAACGTGGTTACATTCGGCTCGTATCCCATTTGCCTTTTCAGTACCGCGTCCAATGCTTTGCGTTGGTTTGTGAGCGACTTGTTACTGTCCAGTATAATTTTCTCACCATCGCCCGCGCGAATAATTGACAACGGTTTACGTGCCTGAATGTGGTTTAGTATGTCGTGTTGGGTTAGGATCATTGTTAAGAAAATATAAAACTTGATTTATTTTTATTATACCCTTTTACCATAGCAAAAAGTGCCTTATGCTGTATATGGGTAATAGACTTGGAAGCATCTATTAAACTGTCGTAAAAAATACCTGTTTGAAGATTTATGACAAGCCTTGTGTTGTTAGGTGTTTGTAACCCTGTTCTATAAGAATGCTGAACCTGTTCAGCTTGTGTAGCCCACTCTAAATTATCAAAAAAATTGTTTAATTTATTACCGTCTTTATGGTTAACGGTTGGCTTATTTTCTGGGTTATCTATAAAGTGAAGAGCCACAAGCCTATGAATTAACATTCCTATTCTAACATTTTCTTTTACTAAGCCTACTTTATAATATCCATTTGATAAAACAGGCTTCATTATTTTCCCTGGCATAACTCTATCCCTCACGCCATTGCTAACAACTCTTGAAAATACTTTTACTTCGCCAAAATTGCTAATTTGGTAAATAGATTCATACCCAATAATATCTTTCCATTTTTTGTTCATAATAAATGATCCTTTTTGCCTGTTAATAATCTATACCCATGATAAACAATCAAACCGTTCATGCGCAAAATTTCTATTCCTTTTTCACGTATTTTATTCGTAAAATAATTATCTACACCAAGTAAATTTGGATCTCCTGGCCGGTAGTTATTAACTTCAGGGAATGGTGTGTTTTTCCATATTTTTTTAGGTATAACTAATAAAAAACCACTTACGGGGCCTTTTATTACCGAGGTGCTTCTATCTTCTTTTATTCGATCTGCATACCTTAACACTTCCTCAAAATCGCTACTTGTACATTCGCTTTGTTGACCTACTGATAATTTGTGTATTCTATTAGTCCAGCATGTTAAAACATTGTCAGGGTACGCATTGACATATTCACTCAAAATATGACCGTAATTAGGAACTGTAAATGCTACGTCGCCATCTATAAAACACGCCGCGTCACCATCAGGGATAAGCTCCATTGCGGCATTATACGCCTGCCCTAAATTTTTGGTTGTACTGTAAGGTGTTGTGATGTTGACTTTCATGATAACCAATAAAAAACCGCCTACGATCCTGGGGGAATTTTCAGCGGTCATTTAAACCTTTAATGAAAAAAGTCTTTGCGCTCCCCAGCAACATAAAGACCTTGTAAAAAACAAATATAGGTAATTTTTAATTACAAAATATTCATTCCTGTAATTTGTACCGGACCGCCGTTAGCGCCGGTTAGTTCGGTTTCTACCTTTTCGATATACCCTCGTTTCTTAGCCTTAGTTTTCAGAAAGAATATAATTGCTGTGTCGGATGGCGGCTGTTGGTAAACCACAGCTTCACCGTCTTTATCGATCCCGCCGGAAACGGACACGCCATTAATTCTTTCGAACAACTTTCCCTCTACGTAATCAATAGCGGTTTCTGTAACATCATCAACTGCCGCCTTAAATAATTCATCAGTTTTAAGCCAATCGTAGAACGTAGACCTTGCAAGGCCAATAGACCTGCACGCTTCTGTTACAATGCCATGCTTATCCTCTAATGCTTCGAGAATTGCTTTTTTTGTGTCCAGTTGTACATCCTCTGCCATAACCCAAATTTACGGTAAAATATTGAAGATAGTGCGGGGTGGGTTATAATTATGGAAATTTGAAAAACGAAAAACGAAAAATAAACGAAACGAAAAACGATTGTAAATAATTGATTATCAACTTAAGACGAAAAAACGAACAAAAAATGGCAAATCTCTTTATTTACCTTTCTTATGTATTATATATATAATATAATAGTTTTTACTCTTTATGGTTTGTTCGTTTTTCCGTTTTTCGTATGAAACCCTTACTGGGTAAGGATAGTAAAGACGAAAACAACTTCGTCTAAAATTCGTTTTTCGTTTTTGGTAAGACATAAAAAACCCCGACGATTTGCCAGGGATTTTTCTATAATTAAATTATCTTTTCATAAACACCTCTTTCCTTTAGTTTAAAAAGGTCTTTTTTCCCAACAAGGAAGCTTTTAAAAGTAGTTTCTTTTACTTTGTGCTTTGCTGCTATTATTAATCCGGCCTTAAGGCTAAAAACAGGTGTTAACTCATCATATATTTTATCGTAAGGTGATTTTAGCGAATCAATCGGCGTTTCGGGGTTTAATATTTTTAACGCTTTATTCATGTTACCAAAAAAGTATTCTGTGAGCCTGATTGCTTTCTCTACACTGTTTCTTTCAATAAGACCAGGCCTGAACGCACCATCGTTTATAACCTGTATTATTAAACAGAACCGCAAACAGTACCCTTGATATTTGGCAATAATTCCCTTTACATTATCATCACTCGTTTTATCATAATACTTATCCTTGTAATCACACCACGATTCGTAAAGGGTTCTGGCATCCGGCATAAGTGTGTAATGATCTTTAAGTTCATTTTCTCTGAACTTTATCATATCATCAAAAAACAACTGCATACGTTGCTTTACTTCCGGTGATCGAAATATCTGCCGGAATGGAGCCTTTGGTTGTGGGTCAGGGTACACAAAAAGAAACCTGTGGTAAAATCCATTATGCTCATTATCACCTTTACTTAAGTAGCTTAAAACTCCCGGCTGTATACCTCCAGCAATACAACATGTGTAATCAGTTATTTTATTGTCATCCCGCGTCATACGCTGTACTAAAATTGGGTCACTATCCCATATAGAAAGCCATTTTTGCAAGTCATCCCCTTGTTTGTATGCGTTCATCCGGTTAATAAATCCAATAAGTTCATCGGCATGAAGTATGCAACCTTTTGGATTGTACTGCAATATATTTGCAACCATTTCAATGGTAGCGTCTTTAAATATTATCTGTTTCAGTACCGGTTTTTGAGGCTTTGCGTTTTTCTTTTTATCCTTTTCGTATAAGTCAAAATCTTCATTATACTTTGCTGATTGCCCTTTATAATCATTATATAACCCTTGGTCGTATTTTTCAAGGAATCCAAAAGCTGCCCGCATTGCAGGTGATTTCGCCCCGCCTGCATGTGCCACTACCGCAAGGTAAACTGTCGGCTTTACCAAATACCCATCTACAGCTTCGAGAAAACATGTATTTCCAATGGCAGCGGTAATAGATGCCAGCATAAAACCGGCGATGTACTCATGCTGTATGTTATGCGTTTTAATGTAATCCTGAATAAAATCCGGGAATATATCATACGGGAACTGTGTACGATCTTTTATTATTGGCTGTTCTACAATAGATTTATGGTTAAGTTCAATCCCCATACTATCTGCCATCATTTTTATTTCCTCTATGGTAGCCGTCCAGTCGCGTTTATTTTTATAGTAAATTATCCGCGACGGTGAAAGTACCCAAGACTTATCTCCCGGACCTTTGTAATCTGCCCACGTTGGGAAACCCGGGATTGATGTAGTGGATAATAACACGCGACGTGAAGAGAAATAAACCTTAGCTGAATATGCAGCCTCAGATCCATTACGTAAATAGGCAGTAAACTTGTGTTTTTTCCCATATTTAAAATCTGTGCACTCTTTTAATGAAAGGGAGTTTAGCATTACTTCAAAATATTCATCTGAAATATTGCTATCAAACTGAAAACATGCATTTTCATATTCTATCGGGTATTCTACCGGCTCAAATGTGGAGTTAAAATCTTCCTTATAATCATTAAAAAGCGCAGCCGTTGAGGTTAGTATTTCAAACTCATCTTTAGTAAGCTCTTCAATATCATTGAATGAATTATGAAACATCTTATACCCTGGTGTAGGATCACAGTAAGACAATAAGCTGCCAGTATAAACTGCCGCTACTTCATTCCCTGATTCCGATGCGGCAAGTTGGATTTTATGTGTTAATCCTGGGTACTTAAGGTACACATGATAGCCGCCATTTCGGGTAGATTCAATGCATACTTTGTGTAGTATGCTTTCATTTTCAGATTCAATTATTTTAAACCAATCGGAAAAAACAGTTTTTTTATCTGTGTTTTTCAGGTCAAAATCAATCATTCCAAATGGAGGAAATAATTTTATCGCAATCCCATTGGCCTGGTCAATTTCGTTTATCCATGCATCAAGTGAGGTATTATCCCAATTTTCATCAGTGATTTTGCTGTGTTCTACCACATGGCTTGTTGCTGTTTTTGATTCACTATCCCAATAAATAGGAATAGGCTTCATCCCAATGGATATAATTTCTTTAAAGTATGATATATTCATTATCCTAATGTTTTTTCAGGGTGTAACTTATTGTTTTTAATCATGGCTTTTTGTATTTTGAGCCGCCTTCTGTTAAGGCGTCAATGGTTGATTTGAACATGTAGTTTTTAGTTATCTGTAAGCACCTTGCATAAAATTGGTGCCCATCCATAGCGCCCTTCATTATGTTACAAACATCACAAGAAGGAACAATATTTTCTAACTTGTTTTTACCCCCTTTTGATATTGATGCAAAGTGATCTAAATGCCAGTTGCCCGGGTTAAATACATAGCCGCAATACACACACTTAAATCCATGTATTGATAGTGTTTTATAAACGTCTAACCTTGATATTTTATCACCACACCTTGAATTGGCTGCACTTGCCTTCATTTCGCATTTATACCTGTACATTTTAGCTTCTTCAGCAGCCGATAAAATCCCTTTGCCAAGTGCAGGTGTAATAATTATAGAATTAAATGGTATTCTTAAATCCTTTGTTACTGTAAATTTGAGCCTATCTGTTAATAAAATTGTAGTGCGGTGAAAGTGCTGCGTCATTAGATGTAATAGATTATACGTTTTATTATCAATCGTAACAATAATTTCTTTTGATCTTGGCGTTTTGTAGGGTATTATTTTTACTTCTTTTGAATCTGATATTTTGAAGATGTACCCGTCACTACTTATGAAGTAGTTTCTAAACTTTAATAATGGAAGTGTAGGCATATAAAATTAAAAAACCCTAAGAGTTTGGCCCGCCAGCCGCCCTCTTAGGGTTTAAAATGAGTTAGTGATTGATAATGGCGGTTATCACTACAAATATACAACTTTACTGTGCCAACCATTTAAAGTGAGCTATATTTTTTCTTATCTTCTTAACCTTTGTCTTTGCTGCGTACCGATTCTTTACCTTGCCAGCGCGCAGTTTTTCATTGATAGCTGTGATTTGTGGTGTAGTGTAGGAGGGATTCATAATGTGTGGTTTAATATTTTATCGTAAATTTCTACGAACTCATCCATACTGTGAATGAACTCATAAAC